CTGCTGGACTGCACATATTCGTACAAATTCTATAAAGGATAAATTGTTTGGTCCGTAGGGAAATCTCCTAAGAAATTTAAAACCTAAAAACCTAAGTAACTTGATATGGACTTTGTTTCTTTCGTCAACAAAATTCCACAGTAACTTTTCTGTTCTGTTGTTCACATACCGCTTTGCTTCACGAGCAAAGGTATGAGGATATTCGTAGATAGCATCTGTACATAGCATCCAAATCTGTCCATTGTTGTGGACTCCTGCCATGCCTGCTATTTTTCCGTTAGGTACCTTAAAATACACTGAGTCGCAGTTTTGGTAACTTATAACTAGAGCATTTTCAGGGTCATGTCCATGACCTTCAGTAACCTCTTTACGGTCATCTGGTAATAAATTAGAAGCCACCTCAAGGGCAGCTTCCAGTGTCGCTGGGTGAATGTATTTAGACACGAGTGTAAAAATTATTGTTGTAAACTCCTTCCCAAGTCATATATAAAATATTGGCTGGAGTTGGGTGTGTAGATTTAAGTTTTAAAGATACGTTTGTATTTCTGTCGTAAATAGGTACGGAATATAATTTATTATTATTAACTATCGATGCAGTATTAGCTTGATATTGGTTAGCTAAACCTACTTCAAATAGTTCAGTGTAGTCATTCCTACCAGTTCTAGTTAGCGTCGTTTCATATAAACCTATTGGACCAAAAGCAAAACTTGCTCTATGTAAAATAGTATTAGCTCTACTATCCGCTCTGTATGCATCACCTTCTTGTCTTGTGACATAAATAGTTGGAAGAGTGACTTCCATTGTGTATTGATAACCAATTAAAAATGTTTCACCAGACCAATCACCATCTAGTTCTAAATTAGATCCGTTAATAGTAATAAGACCAAATCTTCCTAAGTTATTACCAGCATCAACATCATAGGCTGCAAGCTGATTTGTACTTTCTAATCCTGTAGGTTTAGCTTTAGTAGATTTACCTGTAGTAGCGTTATAAGTCCAACCAGATGTTGACATTAAATGATCTAGATGTACTCTATTTTCTGCAATAGCAAGAGTATTAGAATCCATTTTTATTGCATATTTTAGTAGTTGTTCTTTTCCGTTATTACGTACGACTACAAATAAATTATCATCTTGCATGCAGTGGAAAACAATGGTTCCTGTTACAGTCCATTTAAACCATGCCGCCATTTTTCTTTCTCTTATGTTGTCAAAATATCTGTACCCATACAAAGTAGATGTTCCTTCTTCACTAAAAAATACTACTGAGTTTTCTCTTGAATTAGATATAAGCTTTAAATCTTTTTCAAATAATTTAGAAACTACTGCACTCTGTTCTATGATCTCTGGCTCTCCTTCTCTTTGAAGTTGAGACATCTCAAAGAATCTTGAGAACTTACCAGCGTTATCTAAGAAGCCTATTGTAGTACCAAGAGAGATAGGGTTAGTTGCAAAGTTAAAGTTGTAAGTAGAAAGAGCATTGATCTTAGCTGTAGTTGGGCTGAAAACGTCACTATCTGTAGTGAGCATAAATTGTTGATTTTTAGAAAATAAGATTAATCCAGTATTAGTTTGGATTCCATCGTATAAAACTGCTGGATATTCTGAACTTGCTGCTATGTCTATTGGGTCACTTGCAATTAATTGAATAGCTGACTTAGCAAAGAAGTTGGTAAAATCTCCGGGACGAGACATGACTATATTTTCATCGGCAAGAATTGAAAATCTGTTTCTAAAGAATAAAAGTTTACTTATAGATTTACCAATAAATGACGGTTCAGGGTTAGTTACATCATCACCAACTAAAGCATCATCCCACTGTGGAGCTGAATACTGTGTACCAGAAATAGTGTAATTAGAACCATCTAATTCAGTTAATCTGAAATTACCGTCAGCAGTTCTTATAAGAAGTACTGGCATTTTTGATCTTTTAAGTCTGATAGTTCTACCCGGCTTAGCACATTCTTCCCATGTACCTTCACCATCTTTATCATTATTTCCAAAGAATTTTACATAGTGATTATCTTCATCGGCAACACTATTAACAACTTCTACTACCATGCCATGTTTACATTGAGTAGGTAAATCTCCTACATCATTTACTTTTCCAGCTACTACATTTAATAACTCTCCAACTGGTGTAGAGGCATTGAATGCAGTGGTTTTTTTAATATGTAATCCAGTACCAATTGTTGTTATATCTGAATTAGTAAAATTTCCATCAGCTATAATTGCAGTTCTAATATCACCAAGAATGCTTTCAGCAGTAATAGTAGTTTCAGTGTCAAACGGTGTAGGGTTAGGTCTAACTAACGCTAAGTTTGCTTGGACTATAGATTCACTAGATGCTTCAACAGTTACTTTGTAGTAACCATCTTTCATCCATACATAGAAGAAGTCACCTGTTAACCAACCTTCGCCACCATGAAGTAAATCATATGTAGTTGTATATCTAGCTTGATATGTAACATTACTTCCTGAACCGTATGGAGTTGATTGACCTGTTGTAGCTATACGGAAGTAAAGATTTTTTCTACCTGTTTGATTAATTTCTGAAGAATTTATATTACCTGAAGTTGTTAAGGAAGCATCAGCCGTAAACGTAAATGTAGTTGAACTCGGTACAGTTGCAATAGTTGTTGTTTTATCAACCGCATTGCCTGTAAGAATATCAAAATACATCTGAGTACCAGCAGATAATCCATGTGGTGTAGCTGTCGTAACAGTTACTGTAGTACCACTTTGTGAGTAAGTTCCTCCAAAAGCTTTTTTATAAATACTTACGTTGTAGGTGTAGTTAATATCTGACAAATTACCATTTGCTAATGTCCCTCCAATAGCAGCCGTATCTACTAATTCTTTATTACTGTCAACACTAAATATACGTGTACCTACATTAGGTGCAAAAGCATCTCTACCATCTCCAGCAGGTTCTCCACATCTAAATTCATTAGCACCTCTAGCAGCATGTGCTTGCATCTTAAAAGCAGAATCACAGTAACTATTACTTGAACTAACTAGCTCTATATTTATTCTTGTAGCTGTATTAACTGTAGATGTGTTTGTATTGTCAAAAATATTTAACGCATACTGTTTTGCATAAGATATACTTTTTAACTCAACAAAAATTTCTTTCCCAAAATCTACGTCAGGTTCAGTAGTCGTGTCCATCTCAGTAGTGACGGATCTGTTGTTGAGATACGTAAAGTCATTAAGAGTTAATGACTGTATATCTTCGTCACCTGTATGTGTTAAATATGTGCTGTTTCCTATCCCATCTACTACATTCTTCTCAGCTCCAGTTAAACAGTCCCACATTCTAACAACACCATTACGTGCTATCTGTCCTATGTACTGTTCATTCTCATCACGATAGTAATGGAACCATTTACCGTTAGTTGTGGAATTATTTGAACCATCAGATAATGATGCCACAAACTTTCCAGCCGGTCTTTTTGTTAGTCCTTGTGTTATGTCAGGTAAAGCATTAACCATGTTTTTAACCTGACCGGGAACTTTGTATTCATCAGGTTGTTGAGATATGCCCTGAGTTAAATTTGGAATAGTTTGTGTAACGTTTGCCATTATCTAATAAGTGCTTTGTAAGGTTGATAAGATCTATAATTACTTTCTGCTGGTAAGCCGAAGAAGGTATGATCTCCTTGTTCGCAATCGTATTCAACAGCAGTTGCTAAAGTTTTTGCTTCTTCTAATTGAAGTAGTTTTACTAAATCTGAATTAGAAACTATTTGTACTGCGGCTCTTACTGATGCTCTAGCAATTATGTATCTTTGAATTGCTGAAGGAATATCATCAAAATTTCTTAAGTAAGTTATGTCAAAATAAAAGTCTTGTGTGAAGACATCTGTATGGTGAACGTTGTCATATAGTTTTCCATTCTTTTTAACAACGTCTCTATTTCTGTCATACAATCCATCATGGATATCAAATCTAAGATAGTCATTAGGAATTAAAAAATTACCATTATCATTAGGTGATCTTTTTACGTTGTCTTCTTTATTAAAATGCCACCCTTCATTCTGCACATCTTTAGAAACTTCCATTAGTAAGTTATGAATTAATGCAATCTGTGGGTTAGCAAAAGTATTTACTATTTCTTGTCCTGTATTAGTCGCGTCTGTAGTAACTGTTCCAAGAGTGGTTACAGGTGATTGACCAATGCTACCCAAGATAGAGTTAACTGCGGATAGTTCGGTATCGGTTGCTATTTGAGTAGTCAT